GTTATTTTAGTTCCGTTAATAATATATGACATTGTACATCCTTCATGAGTACCATTGGTAGTTTCACAATGCAATACAGTTGTTAATACATTAAAACCACCCTTTTGTTGTTTTATACTGACAATACGTGTATCATCGGGACATTTCATACATCTTTTCATAAATGATTCCAAATGAGGCTTCACATCACTTTGTTTAATTTGAGGTTTTTCTTCAAATTTTTTAATTTCTGGACACTTTTTAAGATCTTCTTTTTTTGGGTACAATCTTTCAATTATTTTTGGTGTCAGTATATGTTTACGACCGTAAAAGTCTTTACAAAAACCATCTCTTCTTCCACGAATTGTTTCACATCTACAAAAACACTTCTGTGCAATAACAGACCCACTCACATAGAACCATACGTGATTAGAATTATGTGACCTTTTGAGATTTTCGCAATATTTTGAATTTGTTGCCACCAAATAAGTTTCTTTGTGTTTGAACAAACTTTTTACAATTGCAGTTCCCTGACCTTCCATATTCTTCTGAATAAAATCTTCTACAAGACTCTTGAGCTCATCGTCATGAAGTTCATCTTTAGTTTGCGCTTCAGAAAAAGATCCCTCTTTGATAACGGAAGACGGTGGTTCTATCGTGACGTGTTGAGGTTTATTTGTTCTGATTGAAGACATTTTAAGTATTTCTACATCTGGTTCTTGTCCAATCTTCAAAAGAGCACTCAAAGGTCCGTCCTTGTAAATAAATATAGGTAGATATGCAACTTGTACAACTTTACCGGATTGACAGTCTTCACACCCCTGACCCCCACATGGCATATGCTTTGCCATTTTATGAGACCATGGCATACGAAAACCACTACCCTTTGTTTTTCTTCTAAGATCTCCATACACAGCAGAATCTATAATTTCATTCCAATCGGTCTTACCCTTTGCCTTTGATAGCGCTACAAGAATATGTTCTCTCAAAGCTAAAGCGGAAGCCTGATCAACAACAAAATCTGGCCAATTAAGATGAACGCCAGTTTTCACATACTTATCCGCGTTCTTTGGTGGTGATACACATATCAAACATTCTTTTCCACCATGTCGTTTGACTTTGTCGCAAATGATTTTACAGATATCTTTTATTTCATCAAGTGTGAGAGCTTTGTCATCTTTGTAATCAATATCCACAAAGAAGTTGTATTTTTCACTCTTCTGTTCAACTACAAACAAGTTTTCACCAGACTTTATAGCTTCAATACACTTTTCGTGAAACTCATTCAATCTATCAAAAGGCACGGAAAGGACACCACCGTCCATGAGCACATGTGATAGATTGGTTGCATTATTAAATTTTTGTTGAGCACACCATCTCTTAAACATTTTTCTTATTTTACTTACAATTCTAATCTCTATACCTTGCCAAACACGAAACATCTGGAAATTCTTTTGTTTCGCCTAGATGTTTTTTTATGGTTAAAAGTTCGTATACCGTTTTATCGCCATTTTCTTGTACCCACTCATCAACTTCCTCTGGACAGAGTCCCCTGTTCTTCTCAAGGAGCTCTCCAATCTGCATTAAAATGTAAGCTTTGGACTTCATTCTATTTAATAGAGAATGTTTTTCTATTAAGAGAAGTCACACACGAATAAAACTCTGGATTTCTAAGAACATTATCAACTATAAGTTTCCACCTCTTACGGGTATTGAACTCTTCGAGGGTATCAAAACTCATATAATCGTTTTCATCAAATGTCTTTTTTATTGGTTGTTTATTGATTTTCTTAAGATTTGTTTTCTGTTTTTCTTCATAAAACTTCTTTACGAGAGCCTGTTGTTCAGATTTATTGTAATCCACAAAAAAGATAAAGACGTTGTATTCCAAGTCCACTGTAGGACTTTCTTTAACTGTAAATTTAAACTCTGTATATTCGCCGTTTTTGAGGATAACTGTACCACGAGTCTCTTCCTCAAGTTCCCTGAGAGCACACCTAATTGGATTGAAAATTTCCCTTCTTCTGCAACCCCCTGTTACAAAAATCCAATCCTTAAATCTCCGATCCCTCACTGTGAGAAATTTGGGTTTCTCATCAGCAAAGCTGACCGGTATCGCTATAGCTTTGTATTTTTTCATTGCGCATTCGCAAGTTATAATAAGCGGATATGTTTATTCCTCCTTCTTTTCTTCAGCACCCTTCTCAGATTCAGTGTCATCCTCCGCAGTTTGTGTTTGTGGTTCTGGAGCACTGAGGCGATGCACGAGATGGGCTGAGAAGTTCTTGAGACTTTCAACATCTTGCTTCGCCTTATTCATTTCCTTGAAAAGGAAGATAACACCAGCGATCGCCACGATTGTAGCGATCATCATCAGGGTTTCGCGGTCCATTGGAATCATTATGGTTTAATTGCACCCCTTCTTTTTAAGTAAGTGCGCCCATGTGTGTTCTGCCTGGAGGAGGGCATTCATAGGGACTTTGAGCAAACTGCACGGCTTCGTAATGCGTAGGTTCACAGGATCTTTGAGTTGGTGGCGTTGGTACACCAACATACTTTTCAAGCGTCCTGGATTTTGGATCGTACGTCAATACAAAAACGATGGCGATGAGGAAGACTATGTTCCACATGTATTTTATTAAATACAAAGAGATTTAGTTAGAATAGAGGAGGCCGCCCATACCGTTCTCAATGCGGAGAACGTTGTAGTTCACAGCGTAAATATCATCATTGGAGTCGTTGAGATCGTTCATAATGCGAGCAGAATCAAGACGGGAGAAGTTGAGAGAACCAGTTGGTTGGAGCTTACTAGTTTCCAAGCAGAATGGGTACAAGAACAACTTTTCAGTCGAATCACTGGCAACGGTGGAGCTACCATTTGTGGTGTGGTAGTAGAGAGCAACCGTAGAGAAATTTGGATTGGCAAACTTGAAGTCGGCAACATCGGTACCATTGATTTGAAGCTTAACCTTGTTATCAGTACCTCCTGTAGCACCAAGAAGGTTCACACCAGAAGCATTCGCGGCGGCGAGATACTTGACTGGGTGGTTGAAGTTGAGTTCTTGAATCTTGGTACGAGAAGCAGTCGCCTTTTGAACTTGAGTAATAATCATGTTTTGTGGGTTGGAAGCGAAGAACTCACGCTCTTGAGTATCCAAGTACGCGTAGTTCGCATAGACTTCCCACTTGCTACCTGCAGCGTTGGCACCCCATGTAATACGGAGTTCAACATCGTGATACTGGAGGGCAATCAATGGAAGTGCAGATTGCCAGTTTTCACAGAAGAAGAAGCGAAGTGGGTAGAATTGGGCATTGTTAATACCATTGTACAATTGTCCAGACACGGACTTTGAAGTGTTAGACGCGGAAAGAGTTGGGGCAATGAGAGAAGAATAGGTAACATCGTGGTCATCGATGACCTGTCCACCGATGAGGAGTTCCACCTTGGTAATCACATCAGACCAGTTGGTAGAGAAAGTATTGGCGCCAACGCCATTACCCTTGATTGGCATGAGGTACACATAGTTGAGGAGATCCCCCTTGCGTTCGAAGCGAACAGTGGACATACCGTTGGCAGACACATTCCCCTGGATTACCTGGCGTTCAACAGTTTGGGAAAAGTTCGTGTGGCGCTTGTAGGTAGAGCGGAAAAAGCTGATTTCGGGTTGGCCGACGAGGTGCGCATCCTGAGCGCCGACAGCGACGAGTTGGGCGATACCACCAGACATTTTATATTATAGTGAGAGTTTATTTTTAAGTTCACTTGTGTATAAAATGATTTAATATTTCATAATGTAAGCCAATATGTAATATGGATTTTGTATATTTACAGCAGAAGCTGAACCAGTGGCAGAAACGGTTATGGTATGGCTGTGGGGTGCGTTACCGGCATTAACGGTTATGGTATGGCTGTGGGGTGCGTTAGCGGCATCAATAGTGTGGTTGTGATTTGCGTTTGCATTGTTACTATTGTGAGCATGGGGTGCGTTAGCCGCGCCACCGTTCACCCAACTGTGCAAGCCGAAACCATATTGACCCATTTGCGCCGGATGGAAAATGGTTACGGGGATTTCACCACCTCTTATGTTATATCTCGTATACGCATGACTGTGAGGTGCATTAGAAGCATTTACGTAGTGACTATGCGCAGCACCGCTTCCTTGATTAGTGTGAGTGTGAGGTGCATTAACAGTGTCGCTGCTTGCTGTGTGAGCATGGGGTGCATTGGCAGCGGCACTGTTTGCTGTGTGTGTATGTGGTGCAAGGTTGGCCTCTGATAACGTCACAGTATTGGCGCCACCAGATTGTCCTGGATAGTTAGTTGCTGGGTTATCACCGTGAGCGCTTCTAACCATTCTTCCTCTCAAATCTGGTGGTGTAATATTACCACCACCATCTGTTCTCGCCACCTGCACACCATTACAGAGTGTCCATCCCGTTGGAATACTGGCCACAGTGCCATACCACATAGCAATTAAACCAATTGGTGTATTACCCCCACCGACTCCATTAATTTCTATAGAACTCGCTTTGACACCACCATTTACATTTAGTTTATATGAACCAGGATCATTCGTACCAATACCTATATTCCCTGCAAAGGTATGAATGAGTGTTGTCATTATTATTATAATTACACAATTTTTTTAAGTTAGTAATTAAACGTGATTTGATCTGTTGTACCTTCTGTAATCTTAGTGATTACACCCGAGCTGTTCTGAGAGAAGTATTCAATGAACACATTGTAGTGACCAGCTACCGCCATATTTGTTGTAGGTTTGAAAGACACCGTTGTTGTCGTTGTTGTAACAGCTGGATCCCATGGGTTTGTACTTGTTGGACCAAAAACGCTTACAGGACCAAGAGCTATGGTTGGAGGTGTTCCACCCGTCCAGTGACCACCACAGCACTCAAATGATATTGTGCTCACTTCATTGGCAGATTCTACGAGATGAGCTACAACTCTCGCCGAGAATGTATGATTTGAGAATGTAATCTTGATTGTGGAGTTTGCGATTGTTTGAGCACTCACTAGATCTCCTGAATAGGAGTAAGTTTTCTTGGCAACTTGGTCCGAGTTTGTAATTGTACCACCTGCGACATGGAGTTCGGTGGTTGGTGCGTTCGTCCCAATACCGACGTTGCCTGTTGTATAATAGACATCACTACCACTGGTTGTCCATGGACTACCAGCAAATGGTGAACCACCTTCATATAGAGACCCAGAAAAGTTTATATCACCCGTTACATCTAAAGTAAATCCTGGATTATTCATACCAATACCAACACGATTATTCCCAGTATCTACGGTAAGTGTAGTTCCATCTACAGTTAAATCATCAAAGGTGGCTGCGGCGCCATAAATGTCACCGCTAATACCAACACCACCCGTTACTTTAAGAGCACCTGTTGTCTTTGAGCTTGAAGCTGTCGCATTAGTAACAGATGTCACACCATCAAAAGTGGCTGCAGCACCGTAGAGTGCTCCGGAAACACCAACACCACCTGTGACTTTGAGAGCACCCGATGTTTTATTTGTAGCAGCCGTCGCATTAGTAACAGATGTCACACCATCAAAAGTGGCAGCTGCACCGTAGAGTGCCCCGGAAACACCCACACCACCCGCAACTTGAAGAGCACCCGAAGTCTTATTAGTAGCCGCAGTTGTATCAGTCACATTAACACTATCAGCTTCAACGTCTTCAAGATTGGCATGTGTTGCGTGAATGTCACCACTAATACCAACGCCACCAACAACGACTAAGGCACCATCCGTTTTACCTGTGACTGCGGTACTGTCCCAAATTTTAGTAACACCACCAACATTCAGTTTTTCTTGGGTACTCACACCACCAACCACTTTTAAGGCACCTGTGGTTGTACTTGTAGATGTTGTCGTATCAGTCACGGTCACACTATCAGCCTCCACATCTTCAAGATTGGCATGTGTCGCATGAATGTCTCCCGATATACCCACACCACCAACAACAACTAGTGCACCATCTGTTTTACCTGTGACTGTGGTACTGTCCCAAATTTTAGTAACACCACCAACATTCAGTTTTTCTTGGGTACTCACACCACCAGCAACCTTGAGAGCCCCCGTAGTTGTTGAGGTAGATGTTGTTGTATCTGTAACGGTAACACTATCAGCTTCTACATCCTCAAGATTGGCGTGTGTAGCATAAATATCCCCTTGAACACCAACACCACCCGTTACTTGGAGGGCACCCGTTGTCTTTGAAGTAGCCGCTGCGTCACCGGTAATCAAAACATTTGAGCTTGTTGTAATATTTGATGTCACAAAGGCATTACCCACAACATGAATGTTTGCGACTGGCGCCGTCGTAGCTATACCCACTTTAGTACCAAATGTAGCCATTTCGTAAACTGACAAGCTATTTTCCACAAGCGTATTACCATTCAAATCGATTTGCAATATAACATTATCTGGGTGTGAAGCATTTAAAATATGATTATCCGTAAGTGTATTTTGTGTGTAGCCTATAGAAAATCTATGTTCATCTGCGTGGTGAATCAAAGCAATATTTGCGAAAGTACCTTCATCTTGATGCTCAATGATAATCCCGCTATCCAATCCTTCAGCGCTATTATTGCCACCTATACCAATAATTCTATCTTCTACGATAAGAGAAGTTGATGTAAGTAATGTTGTATTACCACCAAGTGTAATATTACCCAAAAACTCGGCTTCGGCCGCTGATATTACATATTTAC